AACTTCTACACGCCCATCACCACTGCCCTGTACCCTAATAACATTATCAGCCCTAATTTCACCCGCAACATCTAATTTGCTATCAGGACTATCAGTACCTATACCTACTTTGCCTGATGAGTCGATACGCATACGTTCTGTACCATCAATAAAGAAGGTATGCTTAGAGCTACTTTGTTCGCTATTTGAGTCAGCACTAAATTTTAAATTACCATCCGTGTTTTGAAGTGAACAAGTGTTTGTATTGGTGCTGTCAATTAAATAAAACAGTGGATTTGCACCTGTAAGTTTTATACTAGAACCTCTAACGTCTAATGAAGATTGAGGATTATTAGTACCTATACCTACGTTGCCTGTACTTCGTACGCATAATAGGTTTCTATCATAGGCATTATCAGCTTCACTACCTGAATCGCTATATGTAGCGTCTGTGCCAATAACATTAAAGGAGTCTTGGTTATCATTATCTCTTAACCCAATAACCACGTGTGCATTTGGTCTGCCCTCAATAATTGTTCCTGACGTTGTGCTACTAGTAGGCATCAATGCATAAATATCTGCATCTGCTGTGTTTGACCAAGACCTTAATACGCCTAACTGAGACGCGCTTGCGCCACTACCGCCTACACTTATATCTCCACGTACGTCTAATGTTGAAACAGGACTATCAGTACCTATACCTACGCCTGTGTTGTCGATACGCATTTTTTCGGTGTCGTAAAGATTAAAAGTCAAGGTTCTGCTTGCTTCAGTTTGTTCGCCAAGTGCGTCAGCAACGAGTCGAGCTGTTCCACCTGAAACTGTTTGAAATATCGTTGTGCCTCCACTGCCTGAAAGTTTAATTTGTGCGATATTATCGCTGCTATCAACATTAATAGTTTTAGAATAAACAGTATCAAAACGATTATCAGAAGTACCTAAATCATAGCTGCTTGTAAGAGGTTTTAAAGAAGTTCCTGTTACATTTAAAACTTCTGTAGAAGCTGTTGAAATCTCTACAAACATTTTAATAATGTTGTTACTACTGTCGATTTCAATTTTGTTATTGAAATCTGCATCGCCTATTTTAGAAATAGCCGCACCGCCTCCTACTGTACCGTCGTGATTGTGACCGTCAGTTACATCGAAAGCAGTTTCAAGTGCATTAAAATCATTATTAAAAAGCGAAGCAGAAATAACATTCCCTGTTTCATAAGTGCTTTGTTTAGTGTATCCTGTAGCCATTTACTATCTCCTAGTTGAGGGGGCGTAATTTACATATAGACCGTTAATTGTGTACGGGCTATCTTGATTTCTTGTTAATATTTGAAAGCTTGTTGTATATCCACTTCCTTCTAAAAAAGTTTTCATTATATTAGATTCTCCAGTTCCAAACAAGGACGAGCCAAATTTAGATAATCCAAAAATACCTGCTTTAGAAGTAGTAGGAAAAACATAAGTCCCGGGCTGTGGGGTATTTTCATCATTTGAATTATATGTTACATTCATGCTAACTGTTGCTGAAGCTTCAGGAGTTATTGAAAGTTTAACATATTCTAAAGTCTTCCGAGTTCCTAGTTCACCAAAATCAAAATGAGGTGTTTCGTAAATAGCATCAATATTAGATTGCTGCATAACACCTTCGCTATCTAATTGATGAAAATAGTTACCTTTATCGTGATTAAACACATAACCTTTATCATCGCCATGATATTGGCGTTCAACACCTGAGCTATCAAAATCAGACGTTATAGCGTATGCTTTGATTCCTATTGTTTCAGACCACTCAAATCCATTGCCTGTAAGAGTTCCAAGAAGTCCTCTAGAGTCTAATGTAGTTTCTGAGTCTCTAGAGTAAAATAATCTATATTGAGACTTGCTTCGAATTACACAACTAGTTATAGTGTATTGATCCACCTCTTCAGCTAGTAAAGCTACTAGGGCTTGTACTTGACGACTTACAGAGCTTAACTCAACGTCACCAATTCTGGCTGTACCTGCGATAGTACGGATGCCGTCAGGAGACAAAAAGAGTAGATCACCACCAATTTCTTGAATACTATAGGCGCTTAAGCAACCTACGTTTTTTGTTACAGGAACAATAGCCCCCGTAGAATTTACATTGGTTCCGTCAACATCGTGGATATTTATTAACTTATGTATACTGTTGCGGCAGAAAATAATTAAATCGCTTCGAAAGCTTTTAATCCCTACAACTTGATCGGCTAGATCTATAGAGTTTCCACCTTCAAAATCTCTAGGCGCTAGGACAGCACTAATGTAAATTGTATTCTTATTGTCTGGATCTCCTGCCATTACTAAGTAATTTTCATGCGAAGTAACTACAGTAGGTGTTATGGGGCTGTGATTTTGGTTGCCACTATTAGAATGATCTGTATCAATTTCATCAATATAGAAACTTCTAGTGTTTAAAGCACCGCTTCCAGACATTCTAAAATAAAAAGGAAGATTAGTGCCATCAGTAATAACTACTTCACCGTACTCTGTGTTTCCTTCAAATATAGTAAATGTACATTGTTTTTGATTAGTTCGGGGCTCTACAGGATAATCATCTGTTCCGGGCGTTGTCTGAGCTAATAACGCTGTATATGTTATAGGAGCTGACTCGGTGCCTACTGTACCTCTGTTTATTTGAAGCCAGTTTATTCCATCATTACTAAAAAATATTCCAGTATCAACACAAGCTATTACGCCATCAGCATATACCTGTAATCCTAAAAGTTCGTTTTCGCCATTAGGACGATTGCTTTGAAACTCTGATTCATTGCTTTGATTTATAATAGTAGTCCCAAAAGACGTATAGCCGTTTATTCGACGATATCCTCCGTCTGGGTCAACTTCATAGTTTTGAAGTTTTACTGCTAGACCGGGAGCAGAAAGAATTTCAAACTCATTTAAGTTTGTATTTAATCCACCTTTACATGAAATACCAAAAGGTTGTGTAGTAGGCATTAAACTAATCTCACTCTGTCATCTTTAATATATGAAGGCGTAGGTTCTATTAAATTTGAGCGCATACTTCTAAGACCTTTTTTATAGTCTTCTTGAGCGTATGCCGCTGCTTGTGCGCTGTCTTTAAACTGCCACACGTAGTATCTTGCTCGTGCTGTGAGCACTGTAGCGTACATATCGGGAAACACAAGTGTGTCTCCGTGATTTACTAATTTTGTTGGTTGATTATATGCAAAAAACCAGACCTTATATTCTTTGTCTGGTATTGGGCTAAGACCAAACTTTCGAGAGTCTGGGCTTCGAATAACGCGGTTAGGTTCGCCATACGACTGATCTTCCGCATCGTCTAAATTCTCTGAAACTCTTACATTATCTTTCCAGTCTTCTGTAGTAGTATAACGTAAGTTGGCTCCTACATAGGGAGCTGTTTCACCTGTTACGCCTACGGTAGTGATATAGAAGTTATCCCAATCTACTGAACCATAGTCGTCTGTAATGCTATTACTATCAGTTTTTAAATTGTACCAACGCTGCCCTGCTGTTGTAGATACAGATACATTTCCATACATTGGGTCAACGTCTCCGCTTGCAGCCACTGACAGGAAGGGCCACTGCGGTTCAGCATTAATTATGTCAAAATAAGCACGGTTAATAGAATTTTGAACGTGTACTTGAATACCTCGGGCTGAATTAAAGTTTACAGTAGTTAGAGGAACTTCGTTAATCTCTCGTAAGATATCGTTAGTTAATTCTAAGAAGGTTGTTGCCATAATTATTTAGCCTTTTTATTTTTTGGAAAAGATCAGAGGGGCTTTTACACCCCTCATCACTAATTAAGCACGGTTTAGTTGATAGTAACAAAACCTTTAACAAGTGCTTCTGGACGTAGAACTTTACGACCGAACACATGTAGACCGCGACAAATATCGCCAAAGCTGTCTTGGTCACGTAGGACCTCAGTGCTTGTGATAGTTTGTGCAGTTGATACAGCAGACATGTGACCTGCAAGTACCTGCGATACAACACCGCCAGTAGTTGTAGCGGGAATGTTGTTAGACTTGTACATGTCAAAACCACGTAACTTGCCTGATGATACTAGACCGTTACGGATTGAGCCTTGACCTGCGTTGAAGTCTACAGATAGTAGCTTAGAGCTTGACTGACTTAGTTGCTCATAGAACTCTGGACTTGCTACAAAGTAACGGCCTTCTTCTGGTACGTTTTCCGCGTCTAGCAAACGAGCCATACGAGCCATAAGGTCTAGAGGGTCTACACCGGAAGTGATATCTACTGAACCACTAGCAGCGATAGTCCCGGCAGACTCGCCAGTATTACCTGCAGCAGCGTCAGTACCTACAACATTTGAAGTAGAACCGGAAAACATTTCAGTTAGTACGTTGCTGTCGAACGCATCTTTCAAAGAGTATGCTGCAGAAGATGCTGCAACTTCTTTGAAGTTTACGTGAGACATTTTGCTTTCGATGTCATCTACGATGAATTTGAAAGCATTTGCTTGGTCTACAACCAACTGAGTTTCTGCGTCAGTAAGTAGAGTAGCGGTCGGGTTTGTGCCACGAGTGTAAGCAGATACTGAGATTGTAGGTTCTTTGATAATGTTTACAGAATCACCGAACGCTGAGATCTCACCTGCGTAGTCTGTGTTAGTGATTGCTTCTACTACAGAAGACTTACGGAAGAAGTTAAGTACCTTCTTCGAGTAAACTTCTGGTAAGAAGTAACCGTTTGCTTGGTTGCCGGATAGCTCAAAGTTACTTGTTACGCTACCGTCTACTGTGGTTTCAAATTTAGCCATTGTTATATTCTCCTAAAAGACAAAAATTAAATTATGGAACTACTCTGCCTTCCATTATGGCTTGGTCGATTTCTTCTTCATATTTATCGTACTGCGCCATAGACAAAGCAGCAATTTCCCGTTGAGTCCAAATCTTAGGCTGTTTGGCATCTACTGTGGTTGTTTTAGTAGATACAAAATCTGCTGCCGAAGATTTAGGTTGTGACTGTTTTGTCTTAGCTTTTGTTTCTGTACTAATTCCATTTTCCAACTTATAAAGGTCGATAGCTTTGACCGCTAATGTTGCATTGTCTGGGTTGCTATAAATCCAATCCTGAATTTGTTCAGGTTGATTTTCAGCCCATGAATGAAACTTCTCGTCTGTTTTAATTGATTCGAAATCTGGATGTTTGGTCCGTAGAGTTTCTTCTGCTTCGCGTTTGCGAATAGAAGCTTCTCTTTGTTCGATAACAGACATCTTAGCTTTTAGTGCTTCAACTTGTTGCTCGCTCTGTAAGTGTGCAACAGTCTCTACAGTTTCATACAAGTCTGGATATTGGGTTTTAAACTCTTCAAGATCTTCAACTGACTTTGGTGGCGCGTATGAAGTATTCTCTGCAGCCATCGCACTCATTTCAAGTTCGCGTTGTTTAAACTCCGCTATCTTTTCGTCGTAATGTTTTTTAAGGTCGTCGTATCTCTTTTTATAATTTGTTCTTTTCTTAGTCTCTGTCGCTGCTTCTTGAGGGGCCTCGTCATCGGGGGTAGCCTCTACAGCTTTAGGTTCTTCGTAAAAAAGCCCATCCGCACTACCTCTACTCGGTTTATCTGGCGTGTGCCAGTCCTTTTTGCTGTTGTATGGATTTGCTTCTGGTTCATTAGTTACATTTTCAATTGCTTCAGACATCTTGTCACTCTCCTTTTGGGGCTTTTAGTCTTTCAAGGTAGCTGCGATGTTAGCTATACATTGCAGGGTCTTGATACTTAAAGGTGGCCTCTAGGTTAAAAATAATGATAAGGGGTTCTTGCGAAGTAGCCTTATCCCTTTGAAAATAAGCTCGGGGTTCGATTGGCGGCAAGCATTTGTTTTTTAATTTGCTCGTCCATTTCAGTATCATACATATTCCCTTGAACAGGTTTTTTCTCGTCCTGTAATGGATTATCTATTCTACCGCCCATTGCTTTTTTCATTAAGCCGCCATCGTAAGCGCGTTCTGCATCGTCCATCATTGTTTGGAGTTTGTCAGCGCCTATTTGATCGGTAGCTTTTCTGGTGAAAACAAATTCACCATCCGATAGCCTTGCGGGTATCGAATCCGATGTACCAGTGCCGGGACCTTCTACTTTCCCTTCACCGGAAAATTCAAATGCTTTTTCCATGATATCGTCAAAGATATCGCTAAGTTTAGAATCTTTTTGTAGCATTGCCGAGAGGTACTCTTGGTCCTCTTCGTTTGGCAGTGCTTTATCTAACATGTGCTCAAAGTAATCTTTTTGCATCTCGTCGTCAGGAAGTTGCGAAGCTTCTACTTCTGCTTTTTCTTCTTCTGGAATGTTATCATAAGTATCTACAGGAGCCTCAGTTTCTTCTTCAGGGGCTTTGTCGCTTGCTAGTTCTGGAGGCATAGCCATAGAACCTTCTGAGTATTTTACTTTAAACTTGCTGTCTTCCATTTTATTTTTCCTCGACTCTTTGTCGTGCTTCTTTTACTTGTTCTTTGAGTTGCATTAGATTAGCCAGAGAACTCACTTTCCCCTGCTTGCGGAACAGCTCCAGTTCCGATGTTGCCACCGCCAGTGCCTGTAGCTCCAAGTTCCGGAGGTTGTTCAGGTGCTCCTTCAGCGCCTCCCATGTCTCCTTGTTGTTCACCAACGGACTGAGCTTCGCTGCCATTTCCTTGTCCAACATTTTGTGCTCCTATTATCTGTGCGACCAGTGCTGCTTCTTCAGGGTCGTTTAAAATTTCATCTGGGTCTAGGTCTAGACTGTATGCGAGTTCGCTAACAATCTTAGAGATCTTAACAAACGGTGCAATCGCAGGATTCTGAGCTGTCTGCAAGAAAGTAGTCAAACGCTGACTGCGTACTTCTTTCTGCATCAAGCTATTTGTTCCCATTGCTTTTACTTCTAAATCGCCTTCAACATCTAAATCACCCTCGAAAAACTGCATATTCCACTGGAAATACGCTTCTCCTAGCGGTTTTAGCAGGTAATCATCTAAGTTCTTTACGACTGTTTTAATATTCAAAGATGCTGCACCTAATAGCATAGACATGCCTGATGCGGTACGTGTCATGCTTTGTACGCCTGTTTGACCGTGGGAGTAGCTTGGAATACCTGTTTGTTCGTCTGCAAGCTGTCTAAATCTATCAAACATCATCATGTTTTCGTTAGAAGTGTTTGGAAACTTAACACCGTGTATAGCTTGTCCGGGCATACCTGCTTGTCTACGGAATACTTTTCCGGGGTATACTTCCATTGACTGACCGCCTACGAGGGCTGACTCATCAACATCGAATACTAGAGAGCCGCTTAGCGCTAGGTTATCAATAGCCATGCGAGCATGACCATTCATTATTTGTTGGGAGTCGTCCATATTCTCAGCAACGCCAATACCAAAGAAAGAATAAGGATTACGCTCGTAAGAAAAGGCATTGTAGGGGATTCTGAACGGTGTAAATGGGTTAACAACCCCACGTAAAAGCTTACCATTACTGATCCAAGCATTAACTTGTACTTCATCTAGGTCATCCATATCATTTGGTAAGTCTATACCTGCTTCTCTGGCATATTGTACGTCCATTATGCCCCAATATTCTACGACCTCAAACTGGTCCGAGCCGTAGTCGTCAACACGGTTGTCGTCTTTCAATGCGTGTTCGTAGTCTTGTTCTTCGTAGTTTGCTCCCATTTCGATGCACTCTCTAATTGCATTGTCATCGAAATACGGCATTTTAGCTAAAGCTCTTAGCTGAGATCTGTTGAGCTTATGTCTGTGGAATGTGTACTCGCACTCTTCAATTGTGGTTGCACTTGGGTCTGGAAAGAAGTCCCAGATACTAACAAACTCAATACGGGGTACACGCACAGAAATAGGACTGTACTTCCTTTCATTCGTGTTTTCATCTTTGGTCCAACGTCCGATAGTTTTATTAAAGTTGAACGGTCCTTTTACAATACCTGTTCCAAACAGAGCAGCTTCGAAGATAGAGCTTCTAAGTTCTGAAGCTCCATTAGATTCTTCAATCTGATCGTGAATAAGTTTCTGCATGTTACGTGCAGCTTCTTTAGCCGGAGAAACTTCTAAAACTTGTGGGTCTGGCGATGCTCCGTCTTTTAGTTTTCCTTCGTCTTCTGCTTTCTTTATAGCGTCTTCAAATGGCGATGAACCATCTAAAAAAGTAGCTCCGGGTTTAAGCACTTTACCGTCACCTTCGTACCCTACATCAAAAGGGTTTTTCTCATCTTCTTCTTCTTTTTTATTGTTTGCAGGTGTTGAGGTTTCTAAACCCGGAGTTCCATCGAGGTGTTTATATGTAGCTACACCCTCTGGTATTTCGGTTTCTCGTACGCCAATTGGAAACTGTCCTGTACCAAAGATAACATCAACAAGCTGTCCAAAAGCTGCAAGGACTTTTGTTTTAGTTACCTTTACGAATACAGAAGACTTTTCAGATTCACGAAACTTTACATTCTTTCCATAAATACCACGGAAGTTGTGGTAGGCTTTTAGCCAACGAGCTTCGTCGTTCTCTCGAGCCATTTGAGCGTCTTCATAGCGCTCCTCAATAAGACCTACAAAACGATTACGAACATCGTCTTCCATTTCCATAGACAAACCGCTTTCGTCCTCTACTTGTTCAAAGTAAATTTCGTTAGACGTTTCGTAGTTTTCGTTTTGTTCGCTCATTTAAAATCCTTTAGAACTTTTTAGAAATTGAGATGCCGCGATAACCTTTACTAGCATCTAACTTTAGTTTAGTGTTCTTGCCTATATTCTGCGTGTACGAGTAGCTTTTGCGGGTGTTACCAAAAGAGTCCTTACTTCTGTTTGCAGTTAGGGTTCCTTTACGTAAGTTTAAAGAACCTGATACTGTTCCTCTTTGGTATTTTTGATTGCCGCTTACTCGTCCTTCTAGTGCTGCAATATTTTTAAAATTTTTGCGAGCTACAAGGCCACCATTGTTATATTTTTTTCTAGTCATATTAATATCCAAAAGTTGAATCAACAGGATTAAATCTTTTTTCCATTTGTAACTGTCTCATTTGACTTAGTGTGTCGTTGATTCTAGGTCGTGACATTACTAAATATCTTAATGCATCGTATGCGTGATCTGAAGCTTTCGTATCTACATCTTCAGGATTGGACTTATCCAGAGGAATACTTTGAAGCTCACGTATCAGGTTAGGGCATGTATTAAATATCTGCACTCGTGGCCTACCGCTTTGTTGTAGCTTCAAGTATTCGTGGATTTGTATTTTACCTTGTATTCTGTTTTTGTCAGCTCTTCTAAGCTTGTGTCCTGCTCTTTGAAGTGTTTCACCGACTGTAGGTCCTGTAGTACCTGTGCGACTCCAACAGGCTGTATCTAATACTCCGGGAACTGAAAAAGGATCTTCAAGTTCCATGTTCATTAATGTATCAGCTAACTCTTCGCCTGTCAAGCCTTTTTTGTATAATTCTCTATATATAATCAGTGTACCGTCATTTGGGTCTACTGTACCCCAAACACAGGCACTTTCTGAAGCGTAACCGTAGTCAATACCTTTTATACGTTCCCAGTGCATTGGGATCTCAAATGGTGGTATGACATGTTCGTGTCTATCGAACTCTACGAATGCTGCACCTTCTGCAACATCCCAGTTACCTTCAAGTAGTTGTTGACGTTGAGTTGGCGGCAATGCTTTCAGCATCTGCTCGTAACGTCCGTCTTCGGCTAAGTAGGGATTGTCGTCTAATCTAGCCGGTATAAACTTTCTTGTTAGTCCATCTGCGCCTACAAAAGACTCATACGGTGGGCAAGGATCAATGTAACGCTTCTTTACCCAATTAGCACCTGCACCACCGGGGTTAGCTGTGCAGCGCATGTATGGAACAATTTCTGGATCTGTAGTCCGTAGCCGCGAAGCCAAGTAGTTCCAACTGAACTCTGTTGGTAGGTGTGTGATCTCGTCAAACCCGATCCAACTATATGCTTGTCCTTGATATCTGTATACATCTGCATCCCTCTCTAGGAAGCCAAACTCTATCTTAGCCCCGCTTGGGAAGTTCCAGAGTTTCTCGACTTCTTTGTATTTGCAGCCCGGAAAAGCCTTCGGGTACAGCTCTCGGCTTTTGTCTATTAGTTCTCTAAGTTCTGGCATAGAGCGTCTAATAATCAAGGCTCGGTGAGCGCTTCTGTGAGCATACCTCAATGGGTCAACTAACATAGCGTAGGACTTACCACCCCCTGCTGCACCACCGTACAACACATCTGTTTCACCTGCTGCTAGGAAGTCCTCCTGTGGGCCTTCGTTCGGCTGAAAGATAATGTTCTCTTCTGCCTCGGCTCCTAAACTTTTTGGGAGTTCGTCCAGTTCGTCTTGGGTTACTATAGCGCCTTCAGTTGATGGGCCTTTCTTGTCAAGTTTATTTAAAGTCTTTTTAGTATTTTTTATTGACTTTCTGTAGCTCTCAACTTTGGCTTGGGCTGCCTTTAATTTCTTTTCTTTTTGTTTTACTTCTTTCTTTGCAAGCATCTTAGCTTTTGTCTGGGAGTGGTAGTTATATCCTCTACCTTTTGAGCCTTTTGCTCTGCCTGATTTTTTGCGCGGAGTCCCGTCAACTTTTAATATGAAGTCACCGTTCTCGTCTTTTGCATAGTTGTCAGGGTTAATGTCCCAATCATTCATATTTGTTAGCGATCTTTCCCAGACCTGCGTGGGAAATACTTCGTCCTGTTTTGTGCCTTAGATATAATGCTGCTTCTCGTAAGCTCAATGTTCGATCCTTGACCATTGGTAAAATCTTTTCTAGTTCTTCTAGCTGTTCGGGGACTGAGTGCATTAGTTGATCGTTGTTTGGGTCTAGAGTATAGCCAAACGGTATCGTGCTACTCGTCCTCCTCTTCGTAATAGTATTCGTCATCTTCGTCATCGTACTCCATGTAGTCAGCCTCTAAAACTGTCTCTTCTTTGGCGGGTAAAATAAACAAACCACCCTGAGTGTTTACTGTCACATCAAGGCGGTCTGTTTTTCCTAAGCCTACTCGATCTAGGATTTGCTGCGCTGCTTGGATACGCATGTTTGCTTGTGGTACTGGCTCGGAGCTATCCATGATATCAACGAGCTTGAAAGCTGCTTTAGGGGCAGATTGTGCTAGGATATTAGTCGCTAGATCGAGTATTTCAGTTTTTAAAGATTTCACAACTGATGAATAACTACCCTCAGAATATCCTGCAAGCTCCGCAGCCTGTTTCGGATCACCTCCTACTTTAACTAAGTTATCAAGGAAAGCTTCCTGCTTGGTAGTCAGTTGTTTATTTGACATTTTTTTTAGTCCTTTTTAGGCGCTTACTTTTTTAGTATACTTAACGCCACGATATATAAATACAAGTTCTTTAGTCATCGTATAATACCTCTTTCGAGTTTCTACGATTCGTTTTAACGCATGAACCTATGCGAGCTGTTTATCTGGAGCTACCCAGTTCTTATAACTATATAGTATATTATACACCTGTTTTAGAGTTTTGTCAAGTAGTTTATTAAAGTTCTTGACAAAACTTAAATTCATGTGTATAATAACTATATAGCCCCCCGGGTTATATATATATATATTAGACACAGATATACGTATTCATCTACACCCCCGGTTTAAAAGATCTTTATTAGCCTTTAAAGACTTTAAAGCTGCCGCCTTAACTGGTTTACATCCATTTTCACCCCAAAATGTATAAGCATGTATATATATATGGGGTACCCCCCACGGGCACCTGCCCACCTCTAAAGACTCTAAAGTCTTTTTCACCTACACATCGCATCTAAAGACTTTAAAAGTCTTCAAAGA